CTTGATAGAGGATTATGAAGGTACAGACAAGTATTCGGAGATAATGAAGGATTCACCTGTAAACGTAGCTTTAGGTGCGATTGTTTTTTTTTATCGTTTAGGGAACGTTTTGTCGGGATATTTAGCGGACTCTTTAACCAAGGAGTTGATGGAGGATCAGGAGCTGAAGGATCATTTGGAAGCAAATGGGGATGGTATCAATCAATATATGCAATCGCTAAAGGAGATATCACAAAGTTTAAAGAGATTACAAAACTATCAGCTTCCGAATGTCTAACTTGGTTAGAGTTTGAAAAGGAGAAGAACGAATTAGAGACAAAGATGTTAAAACAGAAAACTAAATGAGACAAGTATATACTGTAATAGACAAGTTGAATGAAAAGCTAAAGGAGAATGGAATTACTAATACAGTCACCTTCGGGGATATACTGGAGGTTGATTTGGACAAAACAACTATTTATCCATTATCCCATATATCAATGGGGGATGTTGTCTTCTCGGATAGAATAATAACGGCTACAATACAATTGTTCTGTTTAGATGTAGTTGATAAGAACAACGAATTAACAGATGAGGAGTCAATTTATGGAAATGACAACTTACAAGACGTGTTAAACACTCAGCTTCAAGTAGTTAATGATGTACAGCAGGAATTGAGGAGGGGTGAGTTATTTAGCGATAGACTACAACTTACTACAGATATAACTGCATCACCATTTCTAGACAACTTTGAGAATCAATTAGCTGGGTGGGCTGCAACAATTAGTATAGAGATGCCTAACACAGAACACACTATCTGTTAATGGCAAAGAAGAAAAAGTATACAGAGAAGGTTCTTGATAACTACAAGAAGATATTAGTTAATGAATTCAAGAAAGAATTAAATAAGCCTAAGAGTTACTTAGAAAAGAGTATTGTCGGTGAAGAGATTAAGAATAGAAGTGGGTTTACCATATCTATGAACGAATACGGTTTAAATGTAAATCAAGGTCGTAGTGCGGGTAAAGGAGTCCCACCTCAAAAAATAGATGAATGGGTTAGAAGGAATAGTACAATACTAAAATTAAAAGATACTAAACCATCAACTATTAAGCAAGTTGGTTATTTAATCAACAGGTCCATCAAAAACAAAGGTATTAAGCCACATAGATTTATAGATATAGTAAGAGATAAGTTTGAACCTAGATTGACGATGGACTTATCGGATGCTTACAGAAGAGAGATACAAGAAGAGTTAGATAAAGCCACTCCTTCAGCTAAGAAGAGCTAGAGTTACACTTTACGAAAACTGAGTTATATTATAAAGGAAGTAAATTATATTAAAAAATGGCTGATAAAAGACTAAACGTAAGAAGTCCTTATTATATCGATTCTAATCCACCGCAACCGAATGTATTCACTTGTGCAAATGCAGCCTTTCACGTTGTTAACGGTATTACAGGAGATAATATTGTTTTGGGTACAGATGCAACTGTTCAGGAGGGGACATTAACTGATATTTTCCCTACAACCTATCAAAGTGGAGAGACCACATATTACGCTAGTATATTAGCCCCTGCGGGTTATGAGAATGAAGGAGAGACAATAACATTATGTACAGATAATGCAATAGGTTCTGAGGCTTTATCAGAGGGGACTTGTACAGAGGCATCTTTTGCTGTAGCTGACGGTGTTGTTGGACAAACTGTTTCAGCTAGTGCACAAAACGGATTTATATTAAATTCAGTTAGCCCTACAACATATCAGTCAGGGACCACCACATATACAGCTAATATAACTGTGCCTTCAGGATATTCTAATGCAGGGGCAACATTAACCACCTGTACAGGTGCAGCTGTAGGACAAGCAGCTCCTGTAGACTTCCCTCCTTCAGGTGAACCTACGGACCCTGATCCAGGAGCGCCAGATGCAGTGTTATTTACCTGTTACGAGGCAAACTTCCAAGTTTCAAACGGAACAGTAGGAACTACTATTGTTATTGGCTCTGACGCTACTTCAAATGGTATATTGAACAGTGTAAGTCCTTCAACTTATCAATCAGGAACTGCAACTTATACAGCAAATATTACGGCACCTGCCACTTACAGCAACGCAGGAGCGACATTAACAACTTGTACGAACACTGCATCTGGTAGCCCTGCTATAACATATTACTATACACTAGTCGAAAGGTGTGATGGCGGAAGCGTAACCCAGGTTCGTTCTACAGTACCAATTATAGGAGTATATTCAAGTGTACTTTATAATGGGGACTGTTATGAGGTAGCGGGATATGGTAGTCCAAACACAAATGATATTACTTCACCTTATAGCGATTGTGCTGATTGCTGTGATAAAGTAGGTGGAGCAGGTGGATGTACTTCACCAGATGTATATTATTATACGCTTACAAGATGTAATCCTGAGCAGAGTGGGTTTATAAGTGGGCAAACAACAACTGAGATTACACTAAACGTAAACGATAGGGTAGTTGTTGGTTCAACATATTACACTGTAACAGGTACTGCTACAACAGGTACTAGTGTAGGTACTGTAACGGATACAGGGAATACAGGATGTCCTCCAGTATGTACAGGTATTGCTATATTTAGAAGCCTTACATCGGCAGAGGGTGCTTGTTGTTCGGCTAAAGGTGGGGTACAATACTTCAACAACACAACAGTAGAAACATCAAGTAGATTCTATGCATTCGACAATAGTTGTACCACATTACATTCAGGTACAGCTTATATAATGGATGGAAACAATCCGGGATACTATTATACATTCGTAAACGGAATTAAGACAGCAGGACCAACATTATGCCCAACCTGCCCATAAATTATGAAATATCTAGACTATGACCTTATAAAATCCTATGAAGGGGTTAACTTCACAATAGAAAAGAAATGTGATGACATATTGTTTTTCTGTATAGATGGGTTTTATTCGGAGAAGAGATATTTAGATTTTATGGTGAAGAAGTTAACAGGAGAATATAAGACAGCCCTAGTCTTTGGATTAGGGTTAGGTCTTATACCTCAATGGTTGGCTAACGAGAAAGGAACTATGGTGGATGCGATAGAGAAAGATAGTGAATTAGTTGAGGTAATAAACATATTAGACTATCTATCCAATAACATCACATTAAGCGTTGATAATGCTTTTAGTTACGAACAGAAAAAAGAATATGATTTAATTGTATTTGATATTTGGTTTGATAAAGAACAAATCACTGAAGAGTTGCAATTAGAATTAAACAAGAAATACAAAGCAAAGCAGATATATTATCCTTTGATAAATAAGTTATATATATAAAATATAGTTATGGCAACAATAGTAAGTGCTGAATTGAAATTATGGATATACGAAGGGCAGCCTTTAACCTACAGCGGTACCCCTAACTATACACTAAACAAAACATTAATACCTGGAGAAGATAAGATATTATTCGAAACAGCCGAATTAGTGAAGGATTATATTGATGTTTATTTTGACGGTGATTATAGCACAGCTAAATTGACCGCTTGGGCGTCTTGGGAGATAACAAACACTTTTGATGACGCTACAACAAATTTAATTAAAGATACTAGACTTGCCACATTAGCCTACGGTTATTTCTTGGATGAGATAAACCCTCAATTCATTTCCCCATTACAACAATCAAATACTTGTATTTATTGGAAGAAAGGGGAACCTGTTAGAGTGCCTCTATACAGAGATGACGGGTTGTATAGTGTGTCTTTCTCTGAAGATGATGGTTACAGTCCACCCGAAACTTATGATGGTGTAGCATTCCCTCTTAAGGCTGATAATACAACATACAGAGTCGACACTGAGTTATTGACTTCTGATATGAATAAGATTGATTTACCTGGTGAACCTAGTGACACTAAACCACCTTCAGTAACAACTGATGCAATAACTATAACAACAGAAGAAGGTGAGACGATAGAACTTGATGTTAATTTTATAGAGGAGTGTAAAAACACGCCTTATAAAGTGACATTTATAAACAAATTCGGTAGTCTACAAGATGTTTGGTTCTTTGGCAGAAGATTAGATGAGGCAAATGTAAACAGAGATCAATATAAGGTGAACACTGTACAAACATCAGCGACGTCTGTATTCTATAAAACGACCAACGGTACAAACAAATTTTATAACGTGAACTCTAAGAAATCAATGACATTAAACACAGGATTTGTTTGTGAGCAATATAATGAAGTTGTTCAGCAGATGATGCAATCTGAATATGTTTGGATTCACGAGAACAATAAAGCATATCCTGTAAACCCTACGGATAATCAAATATCATATAAAGATGAAAGATACGATAAGCTATTGAACTTCACTGTTAAGTTTGAATATGCTTATGACGAACTAAATTCAGTTAGATAATGCAGAGACTTCAGTTATATATTGAGGATAATGATGGTAACTATCCATTGGTCGATATGTTTGATGACGAAACAGTTCAGCTTACATCAACAATACAAGACATAAGAGATATAGGCAAGGTGTTCACTGATTACTCTCAGACATTCACCGTTCCTGCCTCTGAAAGGAATAATAAGATATTTAGACACTTTTATAACTTTCATATAACAGGTAATGCTTTTGACCCAAGAAAAAAGAAGAAAGCTAAATTATATATAAACTATACACCATTTCGAGAAGGTAAAATATACCTAAACAGTGTAAAAATGAAGAATAACAAGGCCTATTCTTATGAGCTTATATTCTATGGGAACACTGTGTCACTAAAAGACTTGATAGGTGATGATGAGTTGACGGATTTAGCTTACCTATCTAGTTACGACCACGTTTATAGTGAGGTTAATGTAAGAAATGGACTTACCACTGGATTAAATTTAAACAGTCAGACCAATTCAATTATCTATCCATTAATAACGTCTAAGAAAAGATTATTCTTTAACTCAGATAATCCTACCGCTATTGGCTTTTACAATTCGTCTGGTAATGTTTATCACGACGAGTCATTAACACCTGATCCAGGTGATCCTACAAGAGGTTTAGAATATACAGATTTAAAACCTGCAATAAAAGCTATTCATATAATAGAGGCTATAGAAAATAAATATAGCTTATCATTTACGAGAGATTTTTTTGATTCAGATGTGTTCGGTAATTTATATATGTGGATTAATAGCAAGAAGGGGGAATTGGATGATATTGATGATGATGAAAGCTATTTGTTCTCACATAAACTAACTGGTTACACTACTACAGGGACTCCATTGGCTAGTGCCGACTTTAATGGTAGCGAGATTACTTTGGGTAGTTTGTTTGGTTACCATAGCTTTTCATTAGGTTTAACAGTATCAAATCAAGGCATTCCTTACAAAGTGATATTTAGGGATAAAACTAGAGGTAATGAAAGAGTGGAGAGTGGTCTAGGTGATGGAACATTTGATTTTGACTTAAATGACTTTGGTTATAGTGGTGATGTAGTTTTTGAGGTAGAGATACAATCAAAAAGTGAATTTACAATAAATGGTGCTGATTTAGATATAACATTCACTAGCACTATAAGCGGTCAACCAACGGTGTATAATTATTCAGCCTCAGGTTCAGTTGGTCAAAACACTGAAGCAGATTTATTCATCTTAGATAGGTTACCTAAGATGAAAGTTATAGACTTCTTGACTGGGTTGTTTAAGATGTTTAATCTCACCGCATATTTTATAGATGATTACGGTGACCCTGAATATGGATATATATATGTTGACACTTTAGATAATTATTATGCTGATGCTGTAAATAATAAGTTAGGTGGGCTTATAGATTTAGATAAGTATGTAGATATAACTGAACATACAGTAGACGCTATATTGCCTTTTACAGATATAGAATTCAAATATCAAGAAACAAACACTGTTGTTATGGAGCATCATTTTGAGAAATTCAACGAAGTGTTTGGTGACTCTGAATTCAATGTAAGAAGGAACTTTCCTGATATAGATCGGGGCAATAAATATGAAATAAATCTACCCTTCTCTCATATAAAATACGAAAGATTGATTGATTTGGGTGAGAACTTAGGCCCTAATGCTACACCAGACACATCTATTCAATGGGGTTATTGTGCAGGTGGTGAATTTGATGCTGATACAGCAGAAAATACAGGTGACTATGATACTATGGATATACAACCATTGTTGTTTTACGCAATAAATGAATCAGGTTTACCCGCATCAAGTCCAGCCAACTCCAATAGAGGCGGTAAGATAAACTGGATATCTACCTCGCCACCAACTGGACTAACTAACTACTGGAGACCTTCTAATAGTAATGAGGATGGTAACCCTACAACTGCACCTTCATATTCTTTGAATTTTGATCAAGAGGTTGATGAATGGCAATCCGTAAATTATGGTTCAGACAGTAATTCTCTGTATAATGTTTTTTATAAATCTTACGTAGAAAGCGTTTTCAATCCACTCAAGAGAATGTTTAAGATTAGAGCATTCCTACCTACTAATATTGTGGTTAATTACAGATTAAATGACCAAATAAAAATACAAGACAAGATTTTTAGGATTAATTCAATAACAACAAACCTAATGACTGGAGAGTCGGAGATGGAGTTGTTAAATATATTTTCAAACGAGATAGTAGAATGATTAGAGAAATAGTAGACTTATTAAAGGCAAGAGATTTTTATGGTGTTGATCCAATCATCGATATCGCTAAGGGTAAATATAAAGCTCCTGTAACTGTAAAAGAATTAAAAGAATCCGTAAAGAGAAGAAGTAATGGCTGATAATAATAAAAAGATAATATATACCGTAGAGGTAAATGATAAGGGGAAGATTAAAGTAGATGGTATTAAGTCCTCGTTTTCAGACTTAGAGCAAAAGGTGAATTCAGCAACAAAAGCGACTAAACAATTCAGCAAGACCAATGTAGATATGATTGCAACCTCTGGATTAGCAGGTGCAACATTAACAGAAGTTGGTAGAACTATATCTGATTTTAACTACGGAATTAGAGGTGTAGCAAACAACTTATCTCAATTATCGTCACTCTTTATAACTTTAGTAGCAAAAGCAGGCTCTCTTGGCAAAGCAATTAGTATTTTAAAGGCTCAGTTAATGGGTCCTTTAGGCCTGATCCTTATTTTTCAAACTATAGTGATGCTTCTTGAGAGGTTCGATATGCAAGCTAGTAAGACTAAAAAAGGTGTTGATAGTATTGGAACTGCTTCAGCAGCAGCAGGTTCTAACCTTAAAATACTTATGGATGTTATGGATGATACCAGTTTGTCTACAGAAGAATTGGAAAGAGCTGTTAATAAAGCTAATTCAGAATATAAGGACTTAAACATACAAATTGACGAAAACGGTAGGGTAACTGAAGAGTCAAGAAGACAAATTAATTTAAAGATACTAGCGCTTGAGAGATTGGCAAAAGCTGCTGCTGTACAAGGCGAAATAGAAAAAGTTTTTACTGAAATAGTAAAAACTCAAGTAGAAGAGCGTAAGCAGATTGCTAAAATAGAGGAAGGTAGGGAAAAGAGGGAAGAGCAAAGATTATTAGCTTCTCAAAACAAAACACAAGCAGCTCAGAGTGCTTTTTTTAAAGGGATAGTGGTTTCTACAGATGAAGCAATACAAAACGTTAAAGATGGTTTTATTGAGACAAGAAAAGAATTAATCAAGGAATTAAGCGCATTAACGGACATTCTAGTTGATGAAGATTTAGTAGACGAAATATTTAAAGACCCAAAAGGAGGTAAAGGACTAGGAAAAAGAGCAAGGGCTAGACTATTAGATTTTGATAATGAATTAAAGAATTTCTTTTTAGATATAGATAAAAATGGTGTTGAGGGAATACTAGTAAAAGGTATCGAAAGAGTCCAGAATATATATAAACCATTATTTGAAAGTGCTAAAAAGACTTCTGAGGATTTAAAAAGGCTAGGTGAAGACTTTAAAGACTTTCAAGATAGAAATCAAGCAAGTCTTAAAGCAGGATTGGCGTTCATAAAAGAACAGGCAAAAGACGTGTCTAAATTGTTTAGAGAAAGTCAAAAGTCTTTAGGATATGTTAATTCAGTTATTATGTCTTATCACGATGCTAGAATGGAAGCATTAAAAAGAGAAAGGGATTATGCGCTTAATTCTGGTAAATTGACTGGTGATGCTAGAAGACAAGCATTAGCTGACATTGAAAAAAGAGAGATAAAGGCTCAAGAGAGAAAAATAAAAGCAGAAAGAGATTTATTCACTATAAAACAATCATTATTGATAGCTGAAGAAATTCTGAAAATCAAGGCTGATTTCGCTGAAAGAAAAAGAATATTTGAAAATGCTCAAGTTCGGATAATAGCGGGTTCTGTGGAATCTATTGCTTCAGCTCAATTCTCATTAGGTGAATATGTTAAGCAATTAGGTCCTATTGGTATAGCTACATACGCTGTCACTATTGGGGGACTTGTAGCATCAATATTAGCAGCTAGAAAGAAAGCTCAAACATCACTAGCTAGTTTAGGCGCACCCTCTGTAGGTGGAGTAGGAGGCGGAGCAGGTATAGAAGCTCCAGACTTTAATGTAGTAGGTGCATCACCTGAGTCTCAATTAGCTCAATCAGTATCGCAACAGCAACAACAACCGCTGAGGGCATTTGTAGTTCATAAAGATATTAAGAATGCTAATGAGCTTGACAGGAAGATAACAGAGCCAACTGGATTATAAGATATAAAACGAATAGAATCAAAATAGTTAATTATATATGGAACGTATTATAGAACTTATTATAGACGAGGAAAACGAATTTAGTGGGATAGAAGCTATCTCTGTCGTTGAAAACCCTGCTATCGAAGAGGATTTCGTTGCTTTAAAGGAGCATAAAGAGGTTAAACTTGCCGAAGTAGATAAAGAGAAGAGGATTTTGATGGGTGCAGCCCTAATTCCCAATAAAAAGATATATAGAAACAGTGGAGAAGAGGAATATTACATCTTCTTCTCTGAAGATACCGTTAGAAGAGCTTCAGAATTGTTTTTAATGAAGGGTAATCAAAACAACAGTACTTTAGAACATCAAGTAGAGCTAGAGGGTATGTCTGTGGTCGAATCTTGGATTATAGAGGATGAAGACAAGGATAAATCAAGAAAGTATGACTTTAATCTACCTATTGGCACTTGGATGGTATCTGTAAAGGTCAATAATGATGATATTTGGGATCAGGTAAAAGCGGGTGAAGTAAAAGGTTTCTCTATAGAGGGTTACTTTGCGGATAAAATGGATGGACCTAAGGAGTCTTTACCTGAACAGATGTGTTCTGAGTGTCTAGAAGAATTAAACGCTGAATATGAACTCCTAGAGGCCTTAGAAAGCCTATCTGAAGAGGTTGAATTAGAATCTTATGGAGGTTATCCTGAATCTGCATCTAATAATGCTAAGCTAGGGATAAAAAGAAATAAAGAATTAGGCAATAAGTGCGCTACCCAGGTTGGCAAGGTTAGAGCTAGACAGCTAGAGAGAAAAGAGAAGTTTACAGTATCTACCTTAAAGAGAATATACTCTTATTTAAGTAGAGCTGCTGAATACTATAACCCTAGTAAGCCTGAGGCTTGTGGGACTATAAGTTATCTTCTTTGGGGAGGCAAAAGTATGTTAAACTGGACTGAATCTAAATTAAAAGGATTAGAGAAACTAGAGGATGTGAACCCTTGCCAAGAAGGTTATGAGATGGTTGGGTTTAAGAATAAGAACGGTAGAAAAGTACCTAATTGCGTACCTAAAAAATGATAAATAAGATGAAAGAAACTCCAAGCTATTCTTCTCCTAAAAGCAGCAAGAGAGGATGTCTTTGTAAGGATGGAAGAACATACTCAAGAAAATGTTGCAACGGCACATTAAGAGGTCAAGGTGTGGGTAGTGTTACTAGATATTTGTTTCACCTATACACTGAAGACGGGAAAAAGTTAATGCAAGAAAACACACATAAATTATATCAATAATGGCAGATCATAAAATATCAGAACTAACAGACGCTACTACACTTACAGGTACAGAGCAAATCCCTTTAGTACAAAGTAGTACGACAAAGAAGGCCACTATAAACGACATAACAAATCATATTATAACTGTAGCTAAAACAGCTTCAGCAGATGAGGTTGTTGATTTAGATTCTTCTACATACGAAAACGCTATGATGATAAAATTAACTTGGGATGGCGCTTCAGGAACTGCAACATACACATTACCAGATGCAACCTCATCTAACTCAACAAATAGGGTATTAAGATTTATAACAGATAGTACATTTTCTGCTAGTACAAGGGTTGATATAACTCCTGCTAGTGGCCAGAATCTGGATGGTGCTACATCCTCATATGAAATAAATAAAGCCTATGAAGGTATAGCCGTCTGGAGTGATGGTATAGAATGGTTTATTGTTCAGAAAAAAGCCTAAAAATGCAACACTTTGAGGGTTAGTCAGTAATATTTATAAATATTAAATTTTATGAAAGCAAGTGAAATCGTTTCAAAACTGAAAGAAGTGCTTTTATCTTCAACAGAAGATGTGGAAACTCAAGATACAATACAAGAAGAAGTACAACTTGAAGAATCTACTCCAGAAGTTAAAGAGGAAGTACAAGAAGAAGTACAATTAGAGGAAACTCCCGAAGGTGAGGTTTCTGAAGATGATTTAGCAGAAGAACCTGCTGAAATGTCTTACGCAACAAAAGAAGAACTAGCGGAAGTTAGAGCTTTAGTTGAAAAGATGATGGGTCAATTAGAGGCTAAAGAAGAATCGAAAGTAGATGTTCCTCAAGAACTTTCTGCTGACGAAGCTCCTGAACAACCTTTAATGCACTCTCCTGAGAATGTATCAGAGAATGCTCCATTAAACCTTTACGCACAAAATAGAGCTACGACTACTTTAGATCGTGTTCTTCAAAGAATTAGTAAATAAAACACAAAAATCAAATTTAAATTATGGCAACTACAACTTCAATCTCTACTACTTATGCAGGTGAATTTGCTGGAAAGTACATTTCTGCTGCATTGTTAGAAGGTTCTACTATCTCTAGCGGTGGTATTACCGTTAAACCTAATGTAAAGTTAAAAGAAGTAATCAAGAAAGTATCTACTAACGATTTAGTTAAAGATGCAACTTGTGACTTTGACGCAACTTCTACAATCACTCTTACTGAGAGAATTTTAACTCCAGAAGAGCAACAAGTAAACTTACAATTGTGTAAGAAAGATTTCCATTCAGACTGGGAAGCTATTCAAATGGGATACTCTGCATTCGATAGCTTACCTCCTAGTTTTGCTGATTTCTTAATCGGACACGTTGCTGCTAAAGTAGCACAAAGAACTGAGCAGTCTATCTGGGCAGGTGATACAGCAACAAACGGACAATTTGATGGTCTTTCTACTATCGTAGCAGCAGATGCAGGATTGCCAACAGCGCAAGAAGTTGCAGGAGCAACTGTAACGTCTTCAAACGTAATCACAGAGCTTGGTAAAATTGTAGACGCTATTCCTTCTTCTCTTTATGGAAGCGAAGACCTTAATGTGTATGTATCTCAGAATATCGCAAGAGCTTACGTAAGAGCTTTAGGTGGATTTGGTGCAGCAGGATTAGGTGCAGCAGGTACAAACGCTATGGGAACTCAGTGGTGGAACAACGGAAGTTTATCTTTTGACGGAGTTAAACTATTTGTTGCAAACGGACTAGCTGACAACACAGCTATGGCAGCAGAAAAATCTAACTTATTCTTCGGTACAGGATTGATTTCTGATCATAACGAAGTAAAAGTTATTGATATGGCTGACTTAGACGGTTCTCAAAACGTGAGAGTTGTAATGAGATTTACAGCAGGTGTACAGTATGGTGTCGTTGAAGATATTGTAACATACGGTATTACAAACGCTGCGAACTAATAAATAATTAAATAACTATAAAGGGTGGGTAAGCCAAAGTGCCTACTCACCCTTTTTTAATACTAAAAAATATGGCTTGTGATTTAACTAGAGGGCGTAAAGAAGGCTGTAAAGATCAGGTTGGTGGTCTAAAAGCTATCTACTTCACTGATTTCGGTGATTTAGGTACTATTTCATATGCTGATACAGCAAATGAGGATTACCAAATAACTGACCTTTCGGGCACTTTTACTGCCTACAAATATGAATTAAAAGGGAATAGTAACTTCGAGCAAACGATTACTGCAAACCTAGAAAATGGAACTACATTCTTTGAACAATCTTTAAATGTTACATTAAAACAACTAAGTAAAGAGGACCACAAAGAATTGAAGTTGCTATCTTATGGTAGACCACATATTGCTGTGGAAGACTATAATGGAAATGTATTCTTGATGGGTACGGAACACGGTGCTGAATTATCTGGAGGTACAATTGCTACAGGAGCATCAATGGGTGATTTAAGTGGATATAGCCTTACCTTCACAGGTATGGAGAGAAGACCTGCAAACTTTGTAGATGCACCAACTGATGGTAGTCCTTTCGCAGGAATGGCTTCAGCTACTGCTACAATTACAGAAGGTACAAACTAATAAGAGTTCATTTTGATAAGAAGATGGGGTGGCTTTATGGTCACCCTTTTTTTTTGAACAAAATCAAAAGTATTTAGTTATACTTATATGATAAGACTTTTGCCAAACACAAATTCACAAACACTAAGTATAATACCTAGGTCATATACCGCTGCTAGTGATTTAACATTAAAGATTGTTGAAGATGGCACAAAAAAGAATGAGACACTAACCGACTTAACCTCAACAGTTAATGGCAATTTCTTAGATATCCCTTGTACTTTTAGTATACTATCTGATGATTCGGTTTATTCTATAGAAGTGAAGCAGGATTCAACATTACTTTACAGAGATAAGGTTTACGTTACGTCTAAAACAGATACTACAGTATCTCACACATTAAATACCGGTCAGTATAATAATTATGATGCTGAAACTGATGAGAAACAATATATGATAATATGAGTCGAAAAAGTATAAAAGCGAATAGAAATATCCAAAGGCCTAGAAATATAGACCCTAATATGAGGGTTATTAACCTGTCTGGTTATGAAATACCCAAGGTAAAAGAGAATACTAGAAAAGAATGGGTTGAATATGGAGATGACAATAACTACTTTTATGAGCTTATTGAAAGATATCTAGGAAGTCCCACAAACTCTAGGTGTATCAATGGTATCGTTGATATGATTTATGGTAGAGGCTTGAATGCAACAGATTCTACGGATAAACCTGAGATGTTTGGTAAGATGCAGGCTTTGTTGAAGCCTACAGATATAAAAAGGATAGTTAATGACATTAAGATGCTTGGTCAAGCTACAATTCAGGTTGTTTACAAAGCAGGTAAGAAAGAAATAACAGGACTACATCACTTCCCAACAGAAACATTAAGAGCGGAAAAGGCAAAAGATGGAAAAGTGCAGGCTTACTATTATCATCCTGATTGGGTAAATATAAAGCCAAGTGATAAGCCAAAGAAAATACCATCATTTAGAAATGGTAGTAAAAGTGAAAAAATAGAAATTTATTGTATTAAACCATATAGAGCAGGGTTTTATTACTATAGCCCTGTAGACTATCAAGGGTGTTTACAATATTGTTCTCTAGAAGAAGAGGTATCTAACTATCATATCAATAATATAAAGAATGGATTGCAACCTTCTTTATTATTAAACTTCAATAATGGTATACCTACAGATGAGATACAAGAACTTATTGAAAGAAAGATATATGATAAATTCAGTGGGTCTTCTAATGCTGGTAGGTTTATATTAGCTTTCAACGAAAGCACAGAGACACAGGCCAATATAGAGCCTATACATCTTCCTGATGCTCACGCTCAATACGACTTCCTAGCTAAAGAGAGTAGAGAAAAGATTATGATTGGTCACGGTGTTGTATCACCTATATTGTTAGGTATAAAGGATAACACAGGCTTTGGTAATAATGCTGAAGAACTTAGAACAGCATCTATTCTTATGGATAATATTGTTATCAGACCGTTCCAGACATTACTTATTGATGCATTTAAGGAGCTTTTGTCATTTAATGGAATATTTCTTGATCTATACTTTACCACTTTACAACCGATAGAGTTTACAGAACTAGAAAACATATCTACTAAGGTTAAGAGAGAGGAAGAAACTGGTGAAAAACTATCTTCAGATAAGGTAGAAGATTTAGAAATAGAAGATATAGAGGTAGATGTTGAGGTAATTCAACCAACTGAAAACAAAGAAGAATAGTTACTATGAAGGCATTATTTATAACATTAAAGGAATTAAAAAGGAAATCTATATTTGATGGAAACCTTGATGCTGACAAGATAATTCAGTTTATTGAAGTGGCTCAAGATACAGAGATACAGACATATCTAGGCACAAAACTATATAACAAACTACAGGCTGATATTATAGGAGACACTTTAACAGGTGACTATAAAACATTAGTAGACGATTATATAAAGCCAATGCTTATTTGGTATACTCAAGCTGCATTTATTCCTTATGCAGCTTATCAGATATCTAATGGTGGTATATATAAGCATAATTCAGAGAACGCCACCTCTGTAGATCAATCTGAGATAAATTCTCTGGCTAGTCACGCTACAGAAACTGCTGAGTTTTATACTCAAAGATTTATGGACCATATGAATTATAACAGTAATCTATACCCTGAATACATATCAAATCAAAATGATGGTATGTATCCTGAGAAGGATGTTAATTTCACAGGTTGGGTTTTATAATGGCGAAAAAGAAAAGAATAGGCTATAAGCCTAAGAAAGAGAACGAAATTAAATTAAATAGTTATTTAATAAAGAACGACGATGAGTTGGGGAAAGATATACGAAACAACACATTTCGGAGAAATAAATAACAGTATAGGTTGGGGAGATATTTATCAAAATATCGTAACTACCTCTGCTAGGTCTTTAGCTAGTACGACAAATATATTTGCCGATACTATCAACTATCTAGCGAGTAATTTTTACAGTGAATAATGGCAAATACAATAAATTGGGCGGTTTCGTATTGTGGTAGCTGGTGGGGTAATAACTCTAATCAGTCTACTATAAACATAAATTCTAAACCTCCCTGTCTATAATCAATAACAATAAGAGATGGCTAAACAAGTAATAGGAATTGGGAGTGCAGCAAACGATGGAACAGGTGATCCGTTAAGAACAGCATTTGATAAGATCAACGACAATTTTACGGAATTGTATAGTGATGATGCAGGTGATGTTAATTCGGTAAATGGTGCAACAGGAACAGTAGTATTAGATTCAGATGATATTGCAGAAGGTACTACTAACGAGTATTATACAGAAGCAAAGGTATCAGCAAATACAAGCGTAACAGCAAATACCGCAAAAGTAACAAATGCAACTCACACAGGAGATGTGACTGGAGCTACCGCTTTAACTATTGCAAATGATGTAATAGATTTTGATAAACTAGGAGCGGAATTTACAACAAGTTCAGCAGTAACAACAGCATTAGATTTTAGTGCTGCACAAGTGTTTACTAAAACTATGTCGGCAGATACTACTTTCACTTACTCAAATGTAGGTATTGGAATGGTTAAGGACTTTATTTTAACAGGTGCATTTGTACCTACCTTTCCAAGTGGTACTAAAACAGTAGCAGGGACTTATGACG